AATACGGTTATGAATGTTTGATAACCGGAAAATTCGGCAACCAGAACAAACGGAAGGTAACTCACATGGACGAACGCCTGGTGATGAGTTTGAAAGTACTTCCCAACCAACCATACGGCAGTGATGTGCATGAAATGTATCTGTCGTTTGTATGCGGTGAACTGGAAGTATGGGATCTGGAAACAGGAGAGATATTCAATCCGGAAAACTTTACGGATAAGAACGGGGAACCGAAAGAACTGAGCGAAAGCACTATCCGGAACATACTGAACAACCCGGCAAGCCAGCTGCTGATAGAAAAAGCCTTGCGTGGACGTATGGAATTCTATCATGAGCAAATGCCGCACATGCACCGCCATGGTGGTAAGTTCTCCCTGTCACAAATAACGATGGATGACGTGGATTTGCCGCGTCGGATGAAAGGCGGCGAGTATGTGCATGCCTATTATGCTTATGATGTGGTGAGCCAGTGCCGTATCGGGCTGGCCTACGGGCGGGATAAGGATGATGCCTTGGTAGTGGACTGTTTTCGTGATATGTTCCGGCTCATCGAACGCAACGGATGGGGTATTCCAGCCGGTATTGAGGTGGAGCAGCACTTGATGAGCAAGTATAAAGAAGGATTCCTGAAGGCAGGTGAGGTATTTAAGTTTGTGCATTTCTGTGCCCCACAGAACTCACAGGAGAAATATGCTGAAGCTCTGAACGGTGCGTTCAAGACAACCATAGCACATAAGAACCATGAAGCCATTGGTCGCTGGCATAACAAAGGTGCACGGCGGGTGGACCAGAAGAAAGTGAGTGACAGCAGCAACCACACCTGGGAAGACAGAAAGTATTATACGTTTGAAGAGCTTGTGGCGGACGACCGGCGCGATTGTGAAGAATGGAACAATACGCTTCACCCCAATCAAAAGAAATATCCCGGAATGACCCGTTGGGATGTGCTCGTAGCCAAAATCAATCCGACCCTTCGACCGCTTGATAAACTGACCTTGAGCAGATATATCGGAGAAAAGGTAGATACCAGTATTCGTAGAAATTCCACAGTACGTGTGGCAAATGCGGACTGGTGGCTGAGCGGTCCGGAAGTGCTGGAGCAGCTGGAACCAAACAACCGCAAGGTGACGGCTTACTATCTGCCGGATGAAGAGGGCAAGCCTACGGATGTCTTCCTGTACCAGAACGACCGCTACCTTGACAAGGTTCGTCCGGTAGTGACTTACAACCGGGTGATGGCAGAACAGACCGAAGAAGACCGGGTAGCCTATACAGAGCAAAACAAAGTTCTGAGTCATTTCAGCAAATACCTCAATGACCACGCCATCGGAAAGGTGGGAACCGGTACACCGGATCAGCCAACGGATGACCCGGAAGAGGAACTGGAACTTCCCCCGGTGGAACTATCCGATGATTTGCCAGCCGAATTGTCGGCAGATCCGGAATCAGATTATGAATGGCACTCCGGAATAAGCGAGGCAATGAGGGCCATCAGTGACATGTAAGAATAGAATTAGAACAACATTAAAACAGCGTTAGAATTATGATTACAGAAGCGCAAAAACAGAAGATTTTAGCAGCGATAGCCGCCAACCGTGCGAACTATCCCAGTGATGCCAAGCATGCTGCCTCTTTAGCCATCAGTACATCTGTGTACAGTGCAATCAAGAACGGACAGACAGACAAAGCCCTGAGCGATGCCAACTGGATAAGCATTGCCCGCAAATTAGGGGTGAACCTCCGTGGTGAAATGGAATGGAAAGCAGCCAAGACCCCGACCTTTGAATATATAACTGCCCAGCTGGAGTTCTCACAGCAGTCCAGTCTGTCGGGCATCTTGTGCGACATGCCCAATATCGGCAAGACTTTCACGGCACGTTATTATGTGCAAAGCCACAAGAATGCCGTTTATATCGACTGCTCGCAGGTAAAGACAAAATTGAAGTTGGTACGCAAGATTGCTGCAGAGTTTGGTGTGGACAGCAAGGGGAAGTATTCTGATGTGTATGAAGACCTGGTATATTACCTCCGTTCGATGGAAACCCCGCTTATCATCCTCGATGAAGCAGGCGACCTGCAGTATGAAGCTTTCCTGGAACTGAAGGCCTTATGGAATGCCACTGAGCGCTGCTGCGCCTGGTATATGATGGGGGCAGACGGATTGAAAGAGAAAATCAACCGGTCCATAGAATGTAAGAAGGTGGGCTATACCGAAATGTTGAGCCGTTATGGTGACCGGTACAGCAAGGTGACTCCGGATGATGGAAAGGAGCGCGAACAGTTCTTGAACAACCAGGCACGTATTGTAGCCAAGGTAAATGCTCCTGCGGGGGCTGATATAGCCCAGATTGTACGGAAGACATGCGGTGGTTTGAGAAGAGTCTATACCGAGATTGAGAAACTTAAAATGACAGCGGAATAATGAAGCGTGCGTACAGTCCGAAGGAAATAGCCGCCAAGAAATGGGTTACTCTGCCGTGGGATGAGAAATGGAGCAAACCTTTCGGGTTCCCGGCAGAGAACGCTTCGTGGTTCATCAGCGGTGCCAGTGCCAGTGGGAAAAGCAGCTTTGTGATGCAACTTGGAAAGGAACTGTGCAACTATGGGACGGTGCTGTACATGAGTTACGAAGAGAAAATCAACCAAAGCTTCCAACGGCGTATGGGTTATCTGAAGATGAATGAGGTGCAGGGTAAATTTCGTGTGGTGACAGAAGGCAGTCTGGAGGAAGTGATTGCCAGACTGAAAAAACCGAAAAGCCCGAAGTTTATCATCATCGATTCCTTTCAGGTGGCCGGATGGGATTATCCGCAGGCTGTGGAACTGATGGAAACCTTTCCGAAGAAATGTTTCATCTGGATCAGCCAGGAAAAGAAAAGCCAGCCGATGGGTGGCGGTGCAGTAAGATTGAAATATATCTGTGATATGAAGATTCGGGTGGTCGGTTATAAAGCTTATTGTCAAGGACGCGCCATTGGAGACCCGGGAAGCTATTATGTGGTATGGGAAGACGGAATCATTCAAACAAGTAATAATTTACCAAAATGATTATGGATAATAACGAGAAGGCTTTTGAAAGCTACACCGGAACTGAAGTGTTCCAGATACTGCTGGACGGAAATTCCAGCCGGTCCGTATTGGATGACTGGCTGGAGCGAAACATCCAAAGCGACTTAAAAGTGAGAAGAGCGAAAATGCCCGGTCATGTCGTAATAGAAACGGGTGATGTCTTGTTTGCACGTAATGTGCTGATATGGAATCCAAGTTGTAAAGTAAACATTAAAAAGATTTGAAGTGATGGAAAAGAAAGAAGAAAAGAAAGTGTGCTGCATCTGCGGCAAAGAGTATGAGGGCTACGGATACAATCCGTTCCCGGTGAAAGAAGAAGGCTGCTGCTGCCAATCGTGCAACTACAGTGTGGTCGTTCCGGAACGGTGGGAACGGCACAAGGCTTATCAGCGCGGTGAGGCGACCGGTGCCGGGAAGGTGTACATCAGCGGAGCTATCGCGCATTATGACATGGATGAGCGCAAGGAAGCCTTCAGCCGTGCCGAGGAGGAACTGAAGGCACAAGGCTATGACCCTGTAAACCCTTTCAGGAACGGATTGCCGGATGAAGCTCATTGGAGAGCCCACATGCGGGCCGACATTGCCCTGTTGCTGGCTTGTGACTATATCTATATGCTGAAGGACTGGGAACTGAGCAAGGGAGCCAAACTGGAACTTGACGTGGCCAGTTCGTGTGGCATTAAAGTGTTGTTTGAATAAAATTAGTCGATATGGGAAAAATAAAAATGGAAACCGGTGTTGTGGTGATGAAGTTGACCGCTACGGTATATAGAGGAACAATTCGTGAAATCCAATCCTCACGCATAGGTTTTTGCGGGGAGTACAATAAAGAAATACTTTCTAAAATGGGTGATGAGTTCAAAAAGATATTTGCTAAGCAAATTGAGGCTGAATACAAAGGTAAATCAGTGAAGCCGGATAAGATAATTTATCGTGTCAGTACCAAATCAACGGAATGTGAAATGATTCTTAATGGTAAATGACATGGCACAGGAAGTAACCAATTTCGCCCGGTTCTACACATTGTTCAACAAGCTTCCCTGTACAGGAGACCGGGAAGAATTCAAGAAAAGCATTGTGCTGCAGTACACGTGGAACCGGACGGACAGTCTGAAGGAAATGACAGCCAAGGAGTATGAAGCCTGCTGTACGGCTCTGGAGAAGCTGAGCGGACAAGACGAATGGCGACAGAAGCTGCGTGAGGAGCTGCGGCGGAAACGGAGTCTCTGTCTGAACCTGATGCAGAAGCTGGGCATAGATACATCCGACTGGGCACGAATCAATGACTTCTGCAGTAATCCCCGAATAGTCGGCAAAGCGTTCAGACAGATTACGGTGGACGAACTGGATGAACTGGCGGTAAAGCTTCGGTCCATACAACGGAAAGGCGGCTTGAAGCCCAGGAAAGAAAAGCAAACGATTAACCCCGTGAGCATGGTATCACTCATTCAGATTGACCCTGATGCTCCGGCAAACTGATAGGATATGGAAAATAGAAACACAAAGATTTTAGAGAATCTGAAAAAGGAAATCAACCTGCTTGCCTCTGATATGGAGAAGCAAGATGCAGCCGAGTTTTATAGTGAATTGGCTGACTGGGCATACGCCAACGGAGAGGCTATGCTGATGGAAGACGAACCTGAAATGCAGGATTATGAAAACCAATAACCCCAAAAAACAAGAATCATGGAAGAAATGAAACAAACGACCGTGGTAATGACGGCAGAGGAAAAGGCGGAATTTGAAGCCTTCCAGAGAGAAAAAGCAAAGAAAGCGGCAGAGGAAAAAGCCAAGAATGACCGCGAAATGTACAAACAGATGGTGGATGAGGAGATAGCAAACTCCATTCCGGTACTGCTGGGCATCAGTGAGCAGATCAAGGCAAGCAAGCAGACTGTGATGGACAACTTCAAAACCATTCTGGAAATGAAGGCAGACCTTTTCAAGACCAAGGTGAAGGATGACCAGCGCAGCCATACCTTTACTAACAGTGAAGGCGACAAACGAATCACGCTGGGTGTGTATGTGACCGACGGCTATCGTGACACGGTGGAAGACGGTATAGCCATTGTGAAGGAATATATCGAAGGCTTGGCCAAAGATGAAAAGACCAAGGCACTGGTGAGCATGGTGCTTCGTCTGTTGGCCCGTGATGCAAAGGGTACGCTGAAGGCTTCACGCATTGTGCAGCTTCGCAAAGTGGCCATGGAAACCGGAGATGAACGTTTCATTGAAGGTGTACGCATCATTGAGGAAGCCTACCAGCCGGAAGTGAGCAAACAGTTCATCCGTGCTGAAATCAAGAACGAAAACGGAATGTGGAAACCTATCCCGCTGGGAATGACAGAATCATAAATTATAGAACTATGATACAAGAAGTGGAGAAATCTCCGAAAGTAGCCCTGTGCCGTGCTTGTCACGGTACAGGTAAAGTAAAGAAAGTTGTAGAATATCCCTCTCGGATCTTTGGAAAGAAGCGAAGAGAAACCGTTGAGGAAGTCTGCAGACAGTGCGAAGGAAGTGGCCGGGTAATGGTAAGCGCAAAAATGACGCTTGACATCCGTCCCTATAAACCTAAAGTAGAACCGTCTATGAACGATTAAACCTATATGG